CCAATCCCAACACGGATTGCATCGGCCCCCCACTTGGCAAGATTACGAGCACCTTCATAGGTCGCAACGTTACCGGCAATAACATCCACATATTGGGGTAGATATTCTTTACACCACTTTATTGCATCGCGAACTTGTTTTGTATTTCCATGAGCAACATCAATCAAAAGGACGATTGCACCGGCGTGAGCAAGTTCCATTGCACGTTCTTGGTAATCGCCAGTTGCACCAATTGCAGCAGACACTAACTTTTCCTGTTCTTTAACTTTTAGAACGTGTTTAACTTGTTCCTGAATTTTCATAAAACGGTGAATTACACCAACACCACCATACGAAGCAATAGCAAGGGCCATCTTCGAATCGGTAACAGTGTCCATTGGAGATGAAACAAGTGGAGTTCCGATTGTATATTGTTTTGTAAATCTTGTTGTTAATTCACATTGACTTCTACTTTCTATCTCTGAATACTTTGGGACAATTTGAATATCATCAAAGGTGTATGCATACTTCATTACTTTACCCTATTTTCTTTTGGACATAAATCATATCTATCTTTGAATTCACACCACTTACAGTTCTTATCTTTTTCGCCGGCAGTTGGGGTGTGTGTAATATCTGTTCTTTTATTTCCTTCTTCATCAAAGTTTGTTACCACGAAGTTTTGAATTTCTTTGAGGATGTTTCCCTGTGATACTTTACCGTGAGAAGGTTCAAATCGTTGAATACGTTTTCTCATGGCAGCATACTCTGCACTCTCATCAATCTTACGTTTGAGAATCAAATACTCAACAACAATATCGTTGGGGTCAATATTGAATTGTTTTGCATAGAACGTCTTGTAAAGAACAAGTTGAGATACCTTTGTCTTATCTGCCTTCATATACTTGTTCCAACCACTTGTTGAAGTTTTGAAATCGTAGATGTGAATCATCCCTGTCTTTTTATTTCGCATCACAAGGTCAAGGAATCCAACAAGACGAACCGTTGGATGAGTTTCAACGGGAACAATGTTGATTGGCGATTCAATACCAACGAGTTCCCAATCATTCTTTGTAAAGAACTCATCTCTCTTCGATTTGAACCAACGGATAATTTCAATACCGTCAATCAGATATTCTTGCATCTCTTCTTTATCAGAGAAGTGTTCACCACCGTTTTCTTCCAATGATTTCTTATACACCTCTTGCATCTTTTCTTGAAGAAGTGTTTCGAGTGGAAGTTCATTTGCTTCTTGAACGGTAGAACGATACATCATCTCAATATACATTTGCAGAACTTCGTGCATTGCAGTTCCGAATACGAGTGCAAGTGAAGGTGAACCTACATCAACCTTGTCAATGTAATTCAACTTCCAACGATGAGGACATCCCTTCCACATTTGATATTGTGAGAAGGAAATTTTAGCTGCAGGCATTACTTACCCCACTTCCCATTCTGCACAAGTTGGGCAATGATAGCATAGACACTCAAATCCTGAAAGGTGTCTGTGATGGCTTCCCCGACGGTATCTTTGATATTGTTCATAACAAGTTGCTTCCATCGTTGCATTTTATCGTTGGAACGAAACCAAATACCCGTCAAAGAAAGACGAATGTCTTCGGGTGTACTCAAATCAGTGCCGACGGATATGTTTGACTTTCCGTAATTCAGTTGTTTCTTACAGAAAGTTTCATACTGGTGCCACATTATCCGACGAAATTCTTTTGTCATTTCTGGGTTTTGTTCTTCAATCGTCTTTACACTTTCCTTATCTGTAAATTCAAAGTCAGTTGGCCAGTATGATGGATTATTATTTGGTCGTCCCAAGTCAATTTCTTTTATCGCCATTTTGTTTGTCCTCATTTTAGTGTCTTTATTTGTTTCTTGAATTTTTCAATGTCTTCTTTCTTCGTACCGTATGATTCCAATATAGATACCAACTCGTTTGGATTGATACGAACAAGGTCTATAATATACTCATAAATCAGTTTCTTTCCAACTTGAAAATGTTGACGGAATATATCAACAAACTCTTGGTCAATATCTATTTTTGTTTTCTTCTTGGTGTACTTCAAAAAGAAAGATGACTTCGGTAAGAAGTCAAACAGAAGTTTATAGTAATCTTTTGGAGTGAGGATGCCATTTGAATATTTTTGAAACTCATTGATAACATCTACCAATTCCATCTCCATAGAGAACCATCGTGTGATGATAAAGTTATTCCAAGTCTTTTGATCTTCCGCAGAAAGAGATTCCCATTTTACTTTATCTTTGGAAACCCCTTTAATATGGTCAAAAAGATTCTTAGCCATTTTGTCCGTAACCCGATGGGAGAAATTCAGGATTGATATTTCCACATTCAAGACAAGCATACGTTTCGAGTGGAACGATTGCTTCTTTTCCTGTTGGAGACATAAGGGCGGAAATCTTCTTGAAGAAGGTTACTGAATGAAAAAAGTGTCCACCACACTTGTCACAGGTAATATCCTGTGCTTCATTTAGATTTACGTTTACACGTTGTGGTTGTGGCTCGTTACCATCACCGATGTCAAATACATTGCTCATATTACTTCCTTTGGTCAATTTCCATAATTAGTTGAATAAACATAGACATAGCATTTATTTCGTGGTCTACTACCATCGCATCTTTGTATTGTGATTCCGCGATGATAAGAATTGCCGTGGACATAAATCCGTTGGCATATTGTTCTACATTATCGTAAAGATAACGGAACAGTGGATTGTAATCACGGATGTTATTATCAGCAAGAATCTGACGAATCTCCGTGAACTTTTCTTTCTTGTTCTTACCTGACTTCAAAATATCAACGATGGTAGAATAGAAATTATTCTGAACAAGTGTTGACTTATCAAGTTGAAGTTTGCCGTCAAGAATACAACGTTGAATTGTATTCAGAACACGACGAATATCAGGATAAGTAAGATTGATAATTTGTGCAACGTTTTCCTTCGAGAACTCCACTCCTTCGTCTTGGAGGATTCCCATCGTGTGTATGGCAACATCTTTCTTTGACGGTGGAACGATGTTGAAGATTTGACAACGAGATTGAATCGGGTCAATAATCTTATCAACATAGTTACACGTCAAGATGAAACGCGTGGTCTTACTAAACGTCTCCATGATATTACGGAGGGCCGCCTGAGCGTTCGGTGTGAGATAATCAGACTCATCGAGAATGATAATCTTCAAACCACCGAAACCGATTGACGATGCGAACTGCTTGATTTTGTCTCGAACAGTATCAATAGAGTTCTCGTCGGAAGCATTGATGTAAATGTAATTGTCTTTTGCGATTGTGTTGGCTACAATCTTGGCAAGTGTTGTCTTACCACTACCGGCATCACCATAAAGAAGAAGGTGTGGGACATCGCCTGATTGTAGGTATCGTTTGAATGTTTCCTTGATTGTTTCATTACCGATATAGGTATCAAGAGATTGAGGACGATACTTCTCTACATAGAGAGTGTGTTGTGTATTGAACATTGTGAAACCTTGTTGTTTTGAATGAGATACAATATACGAAATTTTTGGGACATTTCCAAATGAAAAAGGAACCCGAAGGTTCCTTTTGTTTATGGTTTCCGGAAGCAAAAAATCGGCTCAATTTTGAACCATTCACCCTTGAACCAAACTTTATTTGTTAGGGCCTCAATATCGGAATTACCAATCATTTTAGCCATCAACATTCCAATCTTACCTTTATATTCCATCCCTAACTCTTGGAGAATCTGAATAGAATCTTCTTCAAGGTGAACTACCTTATTTGATGAGACACGGATGTTTGCGATGTTCCAACAAAGATACCGGTTTGATTTGAGGTATTCCACGGCAGTTGTAAGTGTTGGACGAAGAAAGTTGTCTCTCCAATCGGAGTATTGTCCATACGCCTTGAATGATTGTGTTTCATCATCCGAGTATTGTTCACGATTGAAATACGGCGGTGAAGTAAACACAAAATCTAACTTACCACGATACTTTTGAAACCGAGGATTTTGCCCAATCAATTCAGAACCATCTTGGAAAACTTCATAGGTATGATTCTCTTCGGTTTGGAAAAACTTATTCGAGATGTTATTTCCTTTTTCACCAATAGACCGAAGATAAAAATCTGCGAGGTATTCATATCGCGAGATACCAAGTTCAGGAATGAAGTTGTCTGTATTAGGATCTGTCCCTACATAATGTATAGGACGAGAAACAGACATAGCTCCAAGTATTCGCCCACCCCACCCTGAACTTGGATCATAGACGTGTACCTTTTCACTAGCGGGAATATGCTTAGTGAAATGCTCATACAAGAACTTTGCAGTCATCGGGGGAAAGTTGACTGCCGGTTGACCAAGAGAAAGACGAAACGTTTGTAATGCACTTGGAAATATTCTCTTGTTCTTCTCGTATGCCTTTATAAGATACACGTTTACTCGCGGTTCGGAAGAATCGTTCTTGACATAATAATGGTCAACCAACTCTTCCACATCTCCGAGATAAGTAATCATCGTTGTCTCAATCAAACCGTCTTTCAGAAACTCACGGATTTCATCTGCCTTTATCGTAAGATACTTTACATATTCACGATGGTATTCTTTTAGTGTGCAGGAAATCTTTGAGATACGCAAACCTTGACCATCAAATCTCCCGTCACCACTTTTGTAGGCAGAGAAGAAATCACGAAGTGTTTCTCCTTCACGGAAGTAAGGATTCTTTATTTGTGTTGAAAGAATTGACTTGGAGTATGAATACATAGAGTCATTGTAAAGTGTTCTCTTCATTGTATGATGGAACTTATCTTTCAATGTATCTGTGAAATGGTCATAGATAGAAAGTGCGTTATCACTTGAAAGACCCGACGAGATTTTGGTTTTCAACATCGTTGGAAAGAATTGATTACAAGCGGTTGCGTTCTTTGTAAAGTTTGAAACTATACCGATAACATCGGGGTCATTCGGTGTAGACAACTCATGATACAATGAACTCGCATCCAACTGACGAAGACGTGAAAATGATCGGATGATTTCCCCCTCATCCTTACCAACCAAAGGTGGTTGTCCATTTTGATCCCAGTCTGTAATTACTCTCGTCCGTAAGTCCTCCAACCAAGAATAAACTTGGTCGGAGTCAAACGTCATCAATTCTCCATACGTGATGTTTGTTGGCCATTCACGAATTGAACTTTTCTCGTAGAAGTATTTCTTCATTAGTAGTTATCCCCACAATAATCTTCTATTGCTAACTTTGCCTTTTCTTCACTTATGTAAATGCCAAGTAAAAGAAATTGACGTTCTGATTCATTCCAACCTTTGGCAGACCAATGGTCATCAAATCTGTTTTGGGTCAATTCACCACAAACTTTTCCTTCGGGACTTACATAATACTCTGCACGTTGTAGGTAATCACCTTTCTTCCAATAGAACTCTTCCATATTAGTTGTTCTCCAACTTTACAAGGAAGTAACGTGATTCGTAGTCATCAATATCAAACTCAACCTTAGCAAGTCCTTCGGATGAAACCAACATTGTTCCACCATTCAAATCCTTGTTTGAAGCAAGAATCTCACGGAAATACTTTGCGGAAAATGAAATCGGATCAATGTCTGAATCGGCTTCACACTCAATATCAAGTGAAATACGATTTGAGTTTGTATTAGAGTAACCAATAACGATTTGATACTTACCCAACTTTTGGTTCTTCATTACGGTGAAGTGTTCGATTTCAGGAAGAGCAGACTTTGCCTTGATGAACTTGTCAATGAATTCCTTTGTGATGTTGATCTTCAACTCGAACGGAGGAAGTTCTTTCAACTCTGGCGTCGGTGGGATAACTGCCAAGTCTGCCAACATATAATTGACGGTGGTTGACTTGTCATCGAGTGTGAGAGAGAACGCCTTATCACCGGCGAAATTGATTTGAAAGTTCACATCGTTACCAAGAACTCCCAACAGCTTCACAAGTAGGTCCGTATTATAGACACCAAAGTTTGAAGCATCAGAGTTGAATTTATTCAACTTGATTTCACCAACAACACACTTATCATCTGAAATGAATCGTGTGGCCAATGAACCGTTAGAATTCCAAGCAACAGACTGAACGAGACCACCGAGGTGATACTTGTTGATAAAATTGATAAGTCTTGCTTTTTCCATAACATCTCCTAATGAGTAAAATTTATTTGTTGTAATATACGAAATGATTTTCTGATTTCAAAATGAAAAGAATTTTTGTGCATTCTTTTTGTGTTCCGATGGAAATTCCCATTTGAGAGCATCATAGAATGCTCGAAGTTTCCCATCAAGTTCAGAGTTAAATAGTTCATGGGCATCAAAATGATCTTTCACAAACTGAATAATCTCATCGGGGTCAGAGTCACCACGGAAAGCTAACTCTTCCAAACCATAACGATTGTTTTTGAGATAGGCAACCTTTACCTTGTCACCATTCTTGATTGGTGGATATTTCGGTGGACACTTGAACATCTTTAACATCTTGTTGTAGTTGATTGCCGCCTTGACGTGTGATGGTGTTCCCTTGGCAAACGTACCCAATACACCATCCTTAATTGGTTCTTCATACTTTCTAATGTCTTTGATTGACGAGTTCTTTGCAACTTCAGCAAAAAGAACTTCACCCAAGAGACGTTTGAACTTCAAGATGTTTTCATCAATGTCATCCTTTGGCTTTGACTTTAGAATGTCAACAAGAGCTTCCTTCATAAACTTTTGGAAAGACTTTGGGAACGAAGAACGAACAACGTCAAGACCAGTCACCTTCAACTCGTCCATTGGAACTCCGTTGTCAGAGATAACCCACAGGGCATATCTCTTCTTCTTTACCCAAAAGCCAGTACGGGCAATCATTTCCTGTTTGATTTCAAGTCGGTGCTTCTCCGTGTTGAAGAACTTCTTGGAGAACACATTGTAAAATCCGTTGACGTAGTTTTGAACTTCCGTTGCAATCTCATAAATCTTACCCGTCATCAATTCAATATCGTTCGGGTCAATGTCTGGAAAACGATTGTTTACGAGCGGTAAACAAGATACGAACACAGAGTCAGTATCAACATACTGAACGTAATCCATATTGTCTGTTCCCAACTCTTTGTTGTACTTGTGATTGATGGCAAACTCTGTTTTCTTGATAACCGTTTGACCTGAAAGAGTTACTGCCTCTGCATTATCCAA